TTCAATAAGCTTCTCTTTCCAGATACGAGCCCATTCATTTCCTTCATACCTCAGTACGGTAGCACGATCAGTGTTGTCCATAACCATTGAAGTTTTCAAGATCTGAGTTTGTACATATCCAGTTGAGAAAGGCTGGTCTTTCCAAGTTTCTGGATAACCAGTACCTTTATCAAAAGAAGATCCTACTACGTAGGAACGTGCTTGTTCAAGCACATCTGATATTGAACTTGCAGCTACAGAATCACCAGCAAAACTAGCAGGAACTGTTAAGGAATCTTGCCCTGAAGCAGCATCTTTAACAATATTTCCCACAAGTTCTACCATGTCAGCCTGATTAGCACCTAGAGTACCTGTGTTTGCAGAACTTGCAGCATCAATATTAGTAACAGAAGAGATCTTCATAACAGCATAACCTCCTGCTGTTGAAGCTGCTAAATTAGCAGGCACTGCTGTTGCAGTATTGATTTTAATCAGTTGACCAGGGAGGTAAAATGCAGGTCTTGTGCCATCAGCACCAACCGTTATTTCACCACTAGTGTTTCCATATACATTTTGTATGTTGCCCGCAGAGTTATAATCTGTAGCCATTCTAATCTTAAAAGTACTAAAATTAGCATTAGTTAGATCAGCTCCAAGAGCTCCAGTTTCTACCCATGCACTGCTGCTATTATATACAGCAACAGGATAGGCGTATCGTTTGTTCCAAGAACCTCTACGTTCAGTAAATTTGAACTGAGGATCATCTGTCGGCTTTTTTGCCGCCATAGAAACAAAACGAAAAAACGGATCCTGGGATAAGCTTAGTTCAGATACTCGGTCACCGAAATTAAACTTTCGTCTAAGATCACCAGTAACCAGATCTGTTCCAGCACTACCAGGACTGTCGGTATCGGTAAACGCACCTATATTTCCGTGACCAGAATAGGATTGTCCACCGTATAATACGTCAGCCATTTGTCTGTCTCCTTATTATGTTCAAGAACAGGCAAAAGCCGTTTCAAAGCTTTTTGTTGTGCCTATCCGAACAGGTTGTCTAAATCACCGTCAAGGCCCTTCAAAGAATCGAAGATATTATCTTCCATGCTTTGCTCTTTAGAGCCTTGCGAGTTTGCTCCACTGGCACTCGTAGGTATGTTACGCACATTCTTCATCTGACTTAGCATATCCTGTTTAGTAGAATTTGCTGTATTAGTTGCTGTCTTTTCTTTATTCAAAAGATAATGTACATCTTCTAAAGTCAAGACATGCTTTTTAGCCATTGATACAAAGCCATCGTACTCTTCATCAGACATCTTATGAGTCTTACGAAATTCGGATTCTTCCTGCTTACGTTTTATATCAAACTGTGTCTTTGCAGCACGCTCTTTTTCAGCACCTATCATTTGACTGACCCTACCTTGAACCATACGGTCAACGTGGGCATTCATTAATTTAGCTGAATCCGAGTCTGTATCAGACATTGCTTCCTGAGCATCAAAAACAAAATCCTCATCTAATCCAAGTTGATCTTGAATTGTAGCTGAAGGTTTGCCTCCATCTGTCAGATAATTACGAACATGGTCTACAAGGCCACTATCGTTCTTCATTGCATTTAGAACTGGCACAAATGGTTTTAATTCAGACATCTCACCATGCAAGCGTTGAGCTTCCCTGGTGGAATCCTTATACCTTTGTTCCCAATCTATTTGCGTCTCATTGTTGGAGCCTTTCTCATTGTTGGCGTGGGTTACCTGTTCGGGGCCACTATTTTGAGTTTGGGTTACCTCAGAGTGTTGCGTCTCATCTTGTATAGCGCCATTGACATCATTTTCAAGCGCTTCAAAGAAATCGTTACCTTGAGAGCCAAAAACTGCATCTTGTGGAGTTTCTGGGTTACTTTGGGTTGTTTCTTCTGCCATTGTTTATCTCCTTATTTAAAGATCTATAACTTACAATACATTTAATACTTAAATGCAAGAAGTTTTTAATCTTTTTTCACATTATTTGAAGCACGTTGCACAGCAAGGTCTAACTTCTCTGCAGCAACATCTGCTTCATTCTTTAAAACATTACGAAGTAATTTCTGTTGTGCTTGAGTTTCAAGAAGAGCTTCTTTTCTAGATCCTCGCATATCTTGCTTGTTTTTCTCAAGTTCCATCTCACCTTGTAGAACCTTACCCTTTATACCAGCCTGAACTAACTGACGTTCTAATGTCTCAATAGTTCCAGCCTGATCCTTTAGTGATTCTTCCATACTTGAGATTTGCCCCTGCATCTGAGCATACATAGATTTTCTCTTTGCAATACCTTCCTTATTTCTAAGATCTGTTTCAGCAAGGACTGCTATATCATCCACCACTCCTAGTTGTAATAACTGTTTTAATTCTTCTAGATATGCCCATCTATTTACTGGAAGAGTAGATCCAGCAACTATAGTTACATCAAACTTTGCCGACTGATAATCCATAGATTTACCAATCGCCTCACCCATATCATTATAAAGCGGGATATTAATTTCTGTTTCTCGCTGTTCCTGTAAGGCAGAAGGTTGTAAAATTCTAAATCTTTTATTAGCAGTATAAACTGCTTGAGAAAACTGCATTACAAGCCTTCCCATCTGTCTTAATGCTGGTTCTATAGAATGCTGCATCCATTGTTTAATTCTTCTAGTTCCATACTCATCTAATGCCAACATACCCCTAAATGTTTCATGTTGTTGCTGTGTATCGCCCTGCATAGAAGAATATATACCAGCTAAATATTCCATATCCCCTTTACCCTCTTGAACTATGGTATAAAAGGCATTGGATAATGGCGCTGGAGGCACTGCGGTAGGAGGAGTAGCACCAGGCCTAATAGGTAACAAGGCACCAGGAGAAGATGAATACTTTTCCCAGTAATCCATGTCTATAGACCCTTCTTCATGCATCCAGCGCAAACTACTACCAAGTGATGCATTATGCACCATGATTTGATGTGATTTATTCATCTCTTTCTGTTTTCCCATTAAGGGAGAAACTGCACTCATTGGAAATGGAGTACCTGTCCATTTATAATGAAATGGTACTAATGGATAATCGGTAATATGCTCTGGTAATACTTCTTCATATATAAGCTTATCCCCTACTATACAAGTTTGCTTTATTCTATTAGCATGAAATCTCATCTCTCCAACAATATTTTTAGCAAACTTATCATCTGATAAAAGTACCTTAAATTCTTTTTCACTTACAACTTGATTCTCAATTTTAGAAGTTTCATTTTGAAGTTGACTCATATATTCCTGCTCTGCAACAGCAAGTTGGTCCTGCATCATTGTTTGAGCCTTCTCCATTTCTAATTCGTATCGTTCTGGAAGCATTTCACCGCTTTGTACAGCCTGTTGCATCTCTTGTTGTTGTTCCAATAACTGAACTTCCATCTCAGCTGCCATTTCTTTCATTTGAACCTGGACCTGTTGCTTAATCTGTTGTAACTGTTCTTGACTTGGAGGAATTCTATAAAAAACATTAATATGTGGAATCTTTAATTTTTCATATACTTCAAAAAATTCTACCATTTCATCCATTTCGCCTTCTGGAGTAATAGCTTGTGCTGTATCCATATCATCATTATATGCAAAAAGTTGCTGCTCATCATCCCCCATAGCCCTTGTACTCCAGCTATATTGTCGTTGTTCATCTGAAGAAGCAGCGTTAATCTTTCTTTTAGAATCAGGGAACAACTTAATTAAATGATTTTTAGGAAGTACTTTACGAATCATAATAAAAGCTGCATCTCTAAGCAACATATCTCTAGATTTAGGATCTATATAAATATCAAATGGTTCTGGCTGTTGGATTATAACCTCTCCCATACCATCATCCTTATCTGGATCAACGGTTAAAAGCATATATCCAACACTCTTACAGATAGCATCATTTATAGCATTTGAATATAATGTAGCACCATCAGATAAATTCCAGATATAATCTGCTAAATTTCCAAATACTGCAGCTACATCAGAATCTGAACCCTCCACTCCAATAGCCTGCCATCTAGGATTATTAGCAGTTGCATAGAAATTAAGCATCTCAACTACAGGCAATATCCTATTTATAGTAAATGTAGGCATTCCCTGTTCTTCAAGATGATTCTTTTCTTTTTGGGTTAACTGTTCATCATGAGCAAAATCAAATCCCTTTTGATTTATGAACTCCCACTGCTTTCTCGTCCAATTGTTTGCTAGGTTGAATAACTGTCTTACTTCGTCTGTTCTTTTTGTTTTTGCCATTCTTACACTCCTCTATTGGTAAATGTTTGTGATCCACGTCACATATGTCTGGACAGGCGTAATTCGCCTGAGGACATTCATCTGTAATATAATCACCATATTTATTAAGTCCTAATATTGATAAAGCGAACAATAGATTTAATATTTGCACAATTCTTCATCTTGATCTCCTTATGCTGTTACCCACGATTTAGCTTTTGGTTTTTTCTTTGTCCAGCTACCATCTTTTCCCTTATTAAAATCACAAGGATATGCAAACTTACATGCATATGCTAATGCATCTATAGTATCATCATGAGACATTCTAGGTCCGAATGTGATTATCTCATGCTGTAAGTCATAATGCTCTGATTTAATATGTATTTGACCAACAGAGAATCTCTGGGCTAATACAGATTGGATTCTATCTCTTTTAGACTGTCTTGTTCCAGGCTTCTCTTCTTTAAATTTAACAGTAAAATCGTTTCTACGCATCATTTCTGATTTAAGTGCTTGAAAAACTGGCCTAGACATTGTCGTATCTTCAATGACAAATAGATTCGGTTTAAATGCTTCATTAATGTCGAATATATAGTCCACAATCCCTTTTTGATCCTGTCCCTGGATTCCAAGTACAGGTAAGCTCCGCTGACGCACATAATCCAAAACGTAAATACGATTAA